CCATCCTGTTATGTAGAACAAAGAGCCGCATGTTTTCTTATTACAACAAAATTTATGGAAGGTCTTGATCGTCGGGTGCTCGACCGTCGCCTTATAATCCAACTTCATGGACCAACCAGAACGTACTTCGCCATTGCCGCGAAATTGCGCACTCGCGATGTCACCGATGTCTTGAAAGTCTACGACCCTCGAAAGCTCATCAAGTAGTGCATTGGTTTGGTCGTGCGCCCGTTTGTCGATCTCCTGTTGATAATCGAAAGCTGCCTGATCCTTAGGTTCGAGCTTTTCACCGCCCGGCTTTGTTCCTAAAACACTGTTAATAACACCCATCGCTTCTCGGGTGTCACGCGGATTCGCCTGCAAATCGTACAGTACCTTACCTTCCATGTACATGCCTTCACAAGGCGACTCGCCCAAGCCATCGTTCACAGTCTCAATCTTGATATCATAGCAACGCATACTTGTTAACTGTAAGAGATCAGTCGCACCCTCTATTGCCGCAAGTGAACTTGCAACGTCGTACTGCGGGTGCTGCTCTCTAAAATCTTGCCACATCTCTTCAGTCGCTACGCTAGGCTGATTCAAGAAACTCACTTCCGCCTCATCGTCATACTCACGCCACTGACCCGGGCAGACGTTGAATTCATCAAAGTACTTAACGAATGCTTCTGCGGCAGCGCAACGTTCACCTCTTGCCATCAATGCATTACGAAACAATGTCATCCCCTTCCTCGCAATTTCTCCAACAATTGGCGTGGCGCGTTTATTTAACAGGATTGAGGCGCACTTCTGGATAAACATGGCCAAGTTTTGCTGCTGTGTCTTGCAAATCTTAGGATGTATCAGTCGAATGTATTTCGTATCGACTTTGTACGGGATGACCCAAGCCATACTCTTAAATGTACGGTCGAAGTCCCCACACGTGTGCCAGACTCCAGCATTGTGCTGGTACCAATTCGTGCCCAAGAATGTGATTGGCTTGTCGCCTTCTCTCCGCGGCATGTGCTGCACGTCAACGGTCACAGTGACACCAAAAAGTGCGGCAGTTTCAACGAACAAGTCATTGTCCGTGTCTACCAATAAACTGTCATCACCACCGAAAACAGAATCCTGACACTTTTGCCACGCGGCTTCTACATCCATACCGCCTCGGCGGAACGTAACGAATGAAATAAAAATCGCCCAAATCGTGTTGAAAACCGAAGTCAAGTTAGAGCCTGAATTGACCGCGCAACCGTTGTAAAACTTAAACTTACGATCGTACGGCGTGCCTGTGGTCGGGTTAACCTTAACCATTCTGCCGCGGTCGTTCTTCGCAACACGTAATGCTCTTGCCATGTTATCAGCACCAAACGCACGTGCGAACAGAAGTATCTGAAACATGCGTGCCTCAACACCAAATGAAGAGTCAAACTTCTCGAAGTCGTACATCGCAACGTGACTTTTCGCATAATTCAGGACTTTCGTGACTTGTTCTTGCAACTTTGCGGGCGCGACAAAGGCCCAACACGAAAACACGAGTTTTGCATGTGCCGCCAATGCCATACCTAATGCGGCCGAATGTGGGTCATGGCACGGCGTAATCAAGCGCTGCGGTTTCAGAATGGTTGCATGCTCCAGCTTGCCGAATGCTGACAGGTCACCTATTTCACCTTCTGTGACATAATCCTTCTCATCTTCAAAATAACCATCATACCGATTATCCTGCGCACATGTGTGCGTGTGATCTGTGCGGACGTCCCACGCCTGGTTCTTAGCCACTTGGCTGGGCTTGCTCTGGCGCTTAAAAACGTCGTCCATAGCCTCCCCATGCAAGTCCACACCACCGAAAAATCTGTTTATAAACTCATCCATGTAAGTGGCTAACTCCTTCTGCAATGTCGTATGCCTCGTCGGCTTCGTACTATTCTGCCTCTTCCTGAAATTCTTGCGCACTACATTAAGCACGCGTTTCCCCGCTGCGTACGCGAGGTT